TGATAGGTACCACAGAAATGATTGACATATTCATCGCCTTTGTAGCCGGCGCACTGGCAGGCCATTGGGCCGGACCAAAAGATCCAGAGCTAGAAGAACAAAAAGCAATATATGAAAAGAAAATTGAGGGGTATGTAACTGAGATTGTGTATTACAAACAACTGTGCCAATGGCACGTAGAAAGAGCAAAAGAGTATGACAAAGAAAAAGACAGTAGAGTTTGAAGAGGGCTGGGCTGATGAGCTCGACCTCACACAAGAAGAATACGACACCCTAGTACAAAACATAAAACAATTAGTAGCCACAGGAGAAATTTTTGATGACGCAACCCCACTCGAAGAATTGCCGCTTGAAGAGCAGCAAGAGATATTCGAACAGATCAGTAACAAAAACCGCAGGCACTAAGCCATACTACGTTGCTGATACAGGACATTTTGGTATTCCAATCAAAGTATGCTTTAGTGATGCGTCTTTTCAACAAGCAGTAAAAGATTCACGTATCACAACCCGCCACAATGCCCTTGATGTTGGGCTGGCAGAGTCGCACTTTATTGAACAAGAAGGCACACAAAATGCCATGCTTGCCATTGTGTTTAACTATGAAGAGATGGCTAAAGAAACAGCTTTAGAGCGTATGGGTGTAATATACCATGAGGTAAGCCACACAGTAACCCACGTCTTTGAGTTCATTGGTGAAGACGATTCAAAGATTGGTGACGAGTCACGATCATATTTAGGCGAGCATATTTTTAAACAGGTGTTTAGCATTTACGCAACAGAGGAAGACAAACGTGAGCGTTCTGGAAAAAGAGATCGAGAAGCATTTAAACAACTTGGTGAAAAAATCAAAGGGTCTAAGCTACAAGTGGATCAGCACCGTGAGCGGAGTCCCGGATCGGATAGTATTCATAGGACAGAAAGTGTACCTTGTGGAACTAAAGACAGCGACGGGCAAACTGAGTCCGAGACAAGAACTGGTTTTTGACCAAATAGGGGAACAGGGCTTTCCTGTTCATGTGTTGCACAGCAAAGAAGATGTTGAAGACTTTATAAATTATGCCAACAATGAAAACTGAGTGGAGACACGCATACAAAGCTACAACAAATGGCAGAGCTAAAGTTTTACTGAGCAACGCAAAACAGCGATGTAAAGAAAAGAATGTGCAAATCAGCATAACTGCAGAGTGGATTGAAGAGCACTTAAAACGTGGGACTTGCGAGTTAACTGGCATACCATTTAATTTTGGCCCCCCAACAGAAGGCATAACACGTTTACCAGATGCACCATCATTGGACCGTATTAACAAACACAAAAATTATACAGAAGATAACACCCGTGTTATACTGTGGGCTGTAAATTGTGCGCTAGCAGAATATGGAACAGAAATTATGTTGCCAATTTTGCAAGCCACAGTAAAAGGAATAGAAAATGCTCAAACGCAATCAGCTTCACCATTACCAACAGGAGATTATATCCAAGGCGCTATCGGTGCCGAACTTGGGTCTGTTCTTACCCCCTGGACTTGGGAAGACGACAACGACGCTCACCATCATTGCGGAGCAGATGCAAGGAAAGACGCTGATCATAGCACCAAAGCGAGTGGCGGAGACAGTGTGGGATGCGGAAGTGCAGAAATGGGAACACTTGAAACACCTAAGAGTTGCAAAGGTGCTGGGCAGTTCTGCACAGAGGGAAGCTGCACTGGCCGCGGATGCTGACATATATTTGATCAACCTTGAAAATTTAGTATGGCTAACACAGGTTCAACCTAAGTTAGCGTTTACTAACTTAATAATTGATGAGTCAAGCCGTTTTAAAGACCCAAGCACCAAACGTTTTAGGGCGCTTAAAAAGCATTTAAAGGCCTTTCAGAGGCGCGTAATCTTAACTGGTACACCCACCCCTCAAGGTATGTCTGATCTCTGGTCACAGGTGGGTATACTGGACTTGGGGCAGCGTTTAGAACCAAGTCTAACAGCGTTTAGGACTAAGTATCTAAAACCCGGGCAAGTAAACCGACACACCAATGTTGTGTATAAGTGGGAATTGCAAAAAGGTGCAGACAAGTTAATACAGGACAAGATTAGTGATATTTGTTTTTCACTGCGGGCTGAAGATTACCTTGAGCTACCCCAGTTAACCAAGCTATACCACAAAATTGAACTAGATCCAGCAGACAGGAAAAAGTATGACGAACTTAGAAAAACGATGGTCGTTGACATCAAGAAAGAAAAAATCACAGCTCCGACAGCAGCGGCATTGGCGAACAAGCTCCTGCAATTCACATCAGGAGCGGTTTATAACGAAGACGGAGAGGCTCAAGAAGCACACCGCAGCAAGCTGGAATATCTTGAGTCGATCATGGAGGAATCTTCTTCCCCGACGCTCGTATTCTATCACTTCAAACACAGCCTCCAGAGGCTACGTCTTACGTTCCCAGAAGCTGTGGTGCTGGACGATGACAACATTGAAGCGTGGCGTCGTGGCGAGATTCGTATGCTCTTGGCCCATCCTCAATCAGGAGGTATTGGGCTCAATTTACAATGCAACGTTGGTGACACAGCACAAACAGTGTGGTACGACCTCCCCTGGTCATCTGAGAACTATATCCAGGCAAATGCCAGGATCTATCGCCAAGGGCAAGAAAAACCGGTTATTATACATCACTTAAATGTGTATAATAGTATTGATGAGCATGTAATTCGTGTACTAGATGGTAAAATAAACTTACAAGAAGCATTATTAGAATCACTTAACATGGAACAAACAAAATGAACGATCAAGAATTAATTACTTTTATGAACGCAGTAATTAAAGCCTCCAAGCCTTTGAATGAGGGAGATGAAATTACTTTGACAACCTTGGATGTGCCCATCAAAGACACAGGGCTTGATAGTTTAGATTGCATAATGATTAACATTTACCTTGGAGAAGTGTTTGGCGTTTCTTCCGAAACAATTGGCGAAATGGGGCTAGGCCCAAAAAGCAAAGTGCGTGACATGCTTGAGTTTATGATTGCACACAAAACAAAAAATATTTCATCGATTGATGAAGCCATGGAAAACCTTAAATGAAAGTTTATTTAACTAAATACAATACACTTAGTACTACCAATACAAAAGTCCTAATGGATTTGAAATATCCGCAAAGAGTGCATTGGATTCCTGAGCTTTTTTCACGAGTAAAGACAGGGTTTTCTTATGTACCACATGAGGCTGCGTACAAAGTCATTACCAAAGAACTTCTTGAGTATGTAAAGAACAACCCAGTAAACGGTAAGACAGGTTTCATTTTAGCTGGTGGGTCACAAGGCTGGGCTGGCGGTAAAGCCGTTGGTGAAGAAAAACCAAGCGAACTAGACTACTCGTTTAAATTGGGCATCCTATCAGTTACAAACATTTTTGCTGGTCGAGTAGCGTCTATGTTTGAAGCGTATGACTACGTAGCAACAGACGCAAGCACTTGTGCCACTGGTATTAAGTGTATGATGGACGTACAAAATCTTATTAACAACCTAGGGTTTGATCGAGTAATTATGCTTGCTCAAGAAGACCCAACATCTAAATTAACATTAGAGTTTTTCGGACAAGCAAATGCAAACATTCTTCTTAAAGATGAAGAAGCTGGCGCTATACCTTCTGCTTTTGACAGCATCAACTCTGGATTTATTGTTGGACAAGGTTCTGCAGTGGCAGTGTTTGAGTCTGAGGCTGCAGTTAATAAAAATGCGGTTACACCAAAAGCTGAACTATTAAGCGCATGGGTTTCAGCAGAAGAGATTTCTAATCCAATCGGTCAGCGCCCAGATGGTCAAGGATATCAACGTGCCATCAAGGGTGCATTGGAGATGGCAAAAGTCAAACCAACTGATATTAAGATTGTTAAGACTCACGGTACGGGAACAGCGACAAATAACCAGTCAGAAAAGACAGCATTGACAACCGTACTTGGTAATAACTTTGTTGCAACATCTTACAAGCAGCGCATTGGGCACACCGTAGCCGCTAGTGGTTTGCTTGAGACCTGTTTGTTACTGGACGATATACAAAACCGTCTAGTACCAGCGATTGCCAACCGTACAGAAAACGATGATTTGTTTTTGTCACACGAAGTTGTTGCTCCTAGCGGACTTATTATAAGTATGGCTGCTGGCATGGGCAACATCTATGCTGCAGCGGTATTCAATCCAAAAGTATAAAATGGAAGATATACTTAAAACTATACCCCACCGTTATCCTTTTCTTTTAGTTGATAGGATTTTAGAAATCAACAAAGAAGACTCAAGCGTTACGGCTTTAAAAAATGTTACTTTTAACGAACATTTCTTTCAAGGTCATTTCCCAGATTTTCCGGTAATGCCCGGGTTTTTAATTTTAGAAGCATTGGCACAAACATCTATGCTTTTAAAAATAGCTGAAGAAATTAAAGATGATCGTAAGAATTTTATTGTTGCCGTGGACAATGTGAGGTTTAAAAAGCCTGTCGTTCCTGGGGATCAGCTAAAGCTATACGCAAAACTAACGTTTGCAAAAAGCAACATATACAAAGTATTAGTCCAAGCATCAGTAGAAAATTTTGTAGTGGCAGAAGCAATCATAACTAGCACACATATCAATGAAAACAAAACATAAAATAAAAGCAACTACTCCAAGACTATCGGATGAGGATCCAGATCCTTTAGAGCAAGATGACGTGGAGGGGACATCTACACAATTCATTGAGGGCTGGTTTCCATGGGACACAGAAGATATGATAGATATCCGGTATCTTATCGAATACAAAATACCACCAAAACAACAAGAAGTTTTGCTTGCATTTCTAAACGGGCAGAGTTATAATGACATTCATGTGTCAGAAAAATACTGGCGCTATCACTTTACAAAAGGTGTGGAGTTTATTAAACAGGAGCTTAGGGTATGAGCCATTTTATTGTAGAGCATAGGCACAAAGGCAATTATGTTATGGAATCAATTACTGGTGTGGAAGATCTCGACACAAGTCGCTATGAAAATATATTGGGAATCTGGGTTTGTGACAGCTTCGAGGAGCTACAGATTATGGAAAAAGAACTTAAGGAGATGAGACATGCACGATCCAGTGAGTCATCCTAAGCATTATACTGAGCATCCGTCGGGGATTGAGTGTATTCAGATAACTGAACACATGGGCTTTAATTTAGGCAATGCTCTCAAATATATTTGGCGTTGTGATTTAAAGAAAGATGCCGTAGAAGATTTAAAGAAAGCCAAATGGTATATTGAGCGCGAGATTGAAAAGCGCACAAAACCGGGGCCTTTTGGTGGCATTGTTGACTATACAAAATACTATACAGACCTGGAGTGCGGCCGGTGAACGCATTTATCTTTGTTGCTGTCATTTGCATGGGTCAGCAGTGTGACTTTATTAGTAGCAATAAAGTTGTTACAGAATCACACTGCCAACAAATTAAAAAACAGTTTTTAGCGCTGCCGTTTAAACCAGAAGTTACATTGGCTGCAGCACAGTGTATGGAGTTTGACGACGAAAAGGTAAGAATATGATTATTGAAATTGATGATGACTGCGTTGATGGTATCATCCAAAATGCTTTGTTGCGTGACTACGTTTATTTAATGAATGACATTACAATACACAACAAACAAGGCAACCATTTGCACGAAGACGATTTCCAAACATATCAGGAAGTAGCTGCAGCTTTGAAAGTTTTAGGCAACTGGTATTTTGCCTATGGTGAGTTTGACAAAGCAGTTAAGAAGGCAAAAAAGAAATGAAAAAATATACGCATTTTGATTTAGAGGATACCATCTACAAAGTATGGCAGACAGCAGATGATATTGAGACGTTGTATAAATATCACAGCGACGCAGAAAAGCCAATGACAGAAGACGAAGTAGCAAACACATTGATTGGTCTTAAGCAGTTACATGAGATGCGGTGCTGGCAATTAATGGATATGTCAGCTAGAGTATTTGAATTGAATCAATACTGCACTGATCCAGTTAAATTAGCAGCAAGAGAAAATCTATTTAAACCAAAGAAAGGAAGTAAAAAATGACTGAAGAATTGAAAAACAACCCCCTGGATGATTTTAGCGTAACCTTGGAGTACACAGTAAAAGAGATCAATGCTATCCTTAACCTGTTAGCCCAGTTGCCTTACATCAATGCCATTGGAGTAATTAACTCAATCCATGCACAAGTTGGCCCACAGTTTGAAAAAGCTAAGGTTAATTTGGAAGCTGTAATGAAGGCAAAGGAAGCTGCTAATGAATCTGCGCCAACTGCTTAAACACGCCGGTATTAGCAACGATATCATAAAAGAAGTGGAAAAAAAGACCGCTAAATCCAATGCTCAGATGGAACAAGAGCATCAAGAAAAAGCCCTTGCCATGACCAAGATGATGTTGAATGACGCCCTGCGTTATAGGAAGGAACATGGGGATAACAGCCCACCTTCTGCGCCCAAAAAGACTATTATCGTCCCAGACGACATGTAAGGGCGGATTTCTCCTGTTTTTTGCATTAGTAGATATAGGTAGTACAACTCGTCGGGAGACGCTTGGAACCCTATTTTCTACACACAACACACACAGGAGATTTACATGAATCCATTTGAATTACGCTTTTCCGTATTTAATACAGCTAAAGACCTTATGGTCAAACAACACGAAGCCAACATGGCTGCGTGGGAAGTGCTCAACAAAACATCAAAAGAAGCCACAGATTTAGCTCCTAAGTTTCCTACAATGGAAGAGATCATCGACAAGGCTATTGAAATTAATACCTTTGTTAGCGGTCAAACAACCAAAGAACTGACAGGCTTAGTTAAAAAGATGTCAGGCGTATCAGTAATATTCTAAGAAAGCACTATGGCAACTAAACCCGGTTTGTACGCAAACATCCACGCAAAGCAAGAGCGCATCAAAGCTGGCTCAGGCGAGAAGATGCGCAAGCCGGGTGCCAAAGGTGCCCCTACATCATCAGCATTTAAAGAATCAGCAAAAACCGCAACCATGAAAAAAGGCGGCGGTGTATCATTGGCAGTAGGACGCGGTGAGAAGCTACCAGTGTCGCAAGGCGCTGGATTGACAGCTAAAGGCCGTGAAAAATACAACCGGGAAACCGGATCTCATTTAAAAGCCCCCCAACCAGAGGGTGGCCCACGTAAGAAATCATTCTGTGCAAGAATGTCCGGCATGCCAGGCCCTATGAAGGACGAGAATGGCAAACCGACTCGTAAAGCAGCAAGTCTAAAAAGGTGGAAGTGTGGCAGCTAAAAAACCAGTATCCAAATATGTATTTGTACCCGCTATGTGCGATCGTATGATCGAGATGGGCAAAGAGGGTGCGTCCCAAAAAATGATGTTTTCAGAAATAGGCATAAACAAAGACGTTGCAAAAACGTGGTGTAAAAACCATCCAGAGTTTGCTGATGCCCTATCAACCGCAGTAACCCATAGCCAAGCCTACTGGGAGCGGGAAATCCTTGCCAATGTCAACAATAAGGCATTTAACAGCCGACTGGCCGAAATCGCTTTGCGGGGCCAATTCCAAGAAGACTACCGTGAAACACGCGAAACAAAAGTTGACGTAAAAGCGGAAGTTACGATAGATTTCAATAAAGAGATAGCTGACCTTATTTCCGCCCTAAAGTCGTAAGAAAAATATATTTTCAAAAAGGGACTTTACAAAGTCCCTTTTTTGCATTAGTATAGATACTTCTAAACCGACTAATAAGGCTAATATGACTGCTCACGCTATGCTATCTGCTTCTGCATCGAAAAGATGGCTGTCTTGCACACCAAGTGCTAGACTAGAAGCAACCCTCCCAGAACAAAAAAGAAGCCCCGGTTCTTTTGACTTTAGTCAAGAAGGAACTATGGCGCATGCTATGGCTGAAGCCAAGCTAAGATACCATTTTGAACAAATTGGACACGAAGAATATGAACGCGAACTTGAAATTATTAAGAACACTCCCTACTTCAATGAAGATTTTGAAGCTAACGTTGATAATTATGTATTGTACGTTCGTTCTCAAATTGGTGAAGGGGACACGCCTCTTTTTGAACAGCGTGTCGACTTTTCTGACTGGGTTCCTGACGGCTTTGGTACAGCCGATGTGGTTATACTTTCTAAGCACGCCATTCGTGTCATCGACCTCAAATTTGGAAAAGGAATACCCGTCTCAGCCCAAGACAACACGCAGCTCCGACTCTATGCCCTCGGTGCGTGGAGCAAGTTCAAAGAAGAATATCCCAACATTAAAGAAATCAGTTACACGATACATCAGCCCCGACTTGACAGTATTAGTACCGATGGTACCACGATCAGTAAACTTGTCGACTGGGCCAGCTACTTCGTCAAGCCAAAAGCCAAGAAAGCGTGGAGCGGTAGCGGCGACTTCCTCCCCGGTGAATGGTGCCAGTTCTGCAAAGCCAAAGCGCAATGCCGCGCCCGCAGTGATTACAACCAAGAGCTCGCCAAGCAAGAGTTCAAAGAACCCCCGCTCCTCTCAGAAGAAGAGCTCGTTGAAGTCCTCGCCAAAGCCCAAGATTTAAAACAGTGGACAAATGATGTAGAAGATTATGCTTTGAACAAAGCATTAACTGAACAAGTTATCCCAAAAGGATTTAAACTTGGAACAACAGTAACACACCGCAAAGTTGTGGATCAGGAATTAGCAGCTAAAGTGCTTGTTGAAAAAGGCTTAAAAGAAGAACAACTTTGGGAGCCAAAGAAAATGAAATCTGTTCCATCGTTGGTTAAACTAGGAACCAAAGGTCAAGTTGAGTCATGGCTTGGTAGTTTGGTTCAAAGACCAGAAGGTTCTCCAAAACTGGTTCGTGTAAAAGAAACTGCAAAGGAAGATTTCAAATGAGCACATGGTTAGTAGCAGCAATGGGTTTAGTATATCTTGTAGTTTCCATAGACCAATTTACGAAAGGTGCCACAGGACAAGGTATAATGTTCTTGGGTTACGCAATCGGTAACGCAGGTATTTTACTTGTGGTAAAATAAAAATGCTGGTACAATGTTATGGCACAGAATTTGATATACCCGATTTTGTAATAGAAAAGTTCATTAAAGATTTTGATGGGCTTCCCGGTAGTGGCGACAGACAATCTGTGTTACAATTAAGAGACTCTGTTGAAGAAGTAATGGAAGCAGTTGCAGAAGATCCAGAAATACTGTATGATAAAGGTTGTGTTGCAGATTTCATACAGGCAATTGCAATTAGACAAGCATTACAACATCATGGTATACTACATGATGCGTAGTAAGGGTAGACAGATTGGCCCCTATTGAAGTCCAATCTTTACGTTTAATAAGGTAATATTATCATGGCTAAAAATAGCACAAAAACTAAGTTTGTAACAGGTAAAGTTCGTTTCTCATATGTTCACGTGTTTCAGCCAGCTGAGACTCCAAACGGTACACTAAAGTATTCTGTGTCCATTTTGATTCCTAAGTCTGACACTGATACAGTTGCTCGTTTCAAAAAAGCATTTGAAGATACCAAAGCATCTAACGCTTCATTCTTTGGTGGTGCAGTTCCTAAGATGCTTAAAGGTGGTTTACGTGATGGCGATGAAGAGAAAAGCGATCCAGTATACGCAGGTCACTATTTCTTTAACGCAAACTCAAATGAGAAACCTGGCGTTGTTGATGCCGAACTTAATCCAATTATGGATACTTCTGAGTTTTACAGTGGTTGCTATGGCCGTGCTTCTGTAACTTTGTACCCATACGATACAAGCGGTTCTAAAGGTATTGCATGCGGTTTAAACAATGTGCAAAAGTTAGCAGATGGCGAGAAATTAGGCGGTGCAACATCCGCTGCAGCAGACTTCGCAGTTTAAGTAGTACCCAGTAGATGGGCCGAGCCGGGGTGGAAACCACCTCGGCTTTTTTGCCCTTTATTAACCATATAACATAGAGAATAATAAATGGATCAGTATCAAGAGTACATTGCCGCCAGTCGTTATGCCCGATTCGTAGATGAAAAAGGTCGTCGTGAAAACTGGGGTGAGAC